TTCCAATGTATTGATTTACACTTTGATCTATATACATAGATCCGCCTATGTCTGGGTCAGATCCATTAGGTAACACTAGTCCATTTGTTCCGGCAACTTTAAGGTACCCATTATCTGTGCCAGTAAAAGTAAGGGCAGTATCTGGTAAATTTAAAATTGTAGTGTCTTTTATTGTGATCTCAGCTGACGATAGATTTACAACACCAGTTCCCAAAACACTAAACGAAAGATCGTTTCCATCTACTAAATTACTAAATGTATTTCCAGTAACTTTAACGTTACCCATGTGCAACGTTTCAGTGTAAAGTTTATTCTCGTCTATAGTTGCTTGCACTTGGCTATTAGTTGCAAATCTTATAACATTATCGCCTGCTCCTCGAGTGCTTTCTGGCGTAATATACGAAGTTCTATCACTACTAAAAATATTAATTAAATTTACATTTCCAGACGGAGCATACCCTTCAATTAAAGTACTTGAAGTGTTAAATCTTAACTGTCCGTTTGTATCTAATACTCTATCAGCATCGCTACCTAACGGAAGTTTTAATGTTGTATTTGTGTTAATATCTAAATTACCTGTACCGTTAGGTGTTAGGTAAATGCTTTTTTCAGCATCAGTAGTGGCACCAATTCTAGTGTTTTCAATCGTTGTATCTGTAATAGTTAAGAAACTATCTAATTTAATTCCGCCTGTTCCGTTACCAGTAAAAATTAAATCATCATTTAACGCAGTTGCACTAATTAAATTATTTTGTATTCTAACATCTGGTATGTCTAGGTAAGATCCTACTCCGGAAATATCTAAATGTAATGTCTCAAAGTTACCAGTAATATCTAAATTGCCAGTTTGGAGTATGTCACCTGTCTGTGTGATAGTTCCTGTAATATCAACAGCTTTTAAAGACGTAGAACCGTTAACTGTTAAGTTAGTATTAATCGTTAAGTTGTTATTAATTTGTACATCTGTACTAGTAACGTGAATTATACCAGTCCCATTTGCTTCAAATCTTAGATCTGTGTTTGTTGCTATAGTTGTTATTTCATTATTAAGTATGTCAATAACTTCGTCAACTTCCAGCTCTTTAATAAATGCAATGTCCCATACTTTAGGATCTGTTTTGTTACCTAAATTGTATGTTCTGTCAGTTTCTGGTTCTATAGTTTGTGTTAGATCTGGCTCTATTTGCACTGTGTCTAACGGATCGTTACCAACTGTAACATTACCTGATATTACAGTGTTACCAGTAACATCAACATTGCCAGCAACATTTACATTTGTGTTCCATGTAGTTGTTCCAGAATTTGCATGGAAATTTACAGGACCTGACAGCGATCTAATAGTATTTCCTGAAATTTGTATATTGTCAACACTCATTTCATGAGCATCGATGTATGTTCTGTTGCCTGCGTTTTCTAATACAATATTACCTGTTGGGCTAATGTTAATAGATTGCGCATTAAACGATATTATACCAGTTTGTTGGTCAACTACAAATATGTTTCCAACACGGAAGTCACCTTCCTGGTCTACTGTGTTTGTGTATATTCTACCACCGTTTAATTCAGCAAATTCATTGGGTTGATTTACTAAACTAACATCGTTTTCTTCGTTGCCTTCAGTGCCAACATACGCAAAGTTATGACCTATAAGATATGCTAATGTATCTGCACCATCTGCTACTGCTCCGTAATACCCGTATACGTTTGCACTTCCAATTGAGCGCATTTCACCGCCAAACGTAGTAGCGTCGTTTGCTTTACCAGCAACACCATTTAATAGATATAGTCCTCTATAAGCAAAATATGTAAAACTGTTTAACCACTCAACTCTAACGCCGTTAGTCATTGTTAGTGCATCAACACCTGGTGTAATAAATGTTACTGAGTGGAACAACATTGAAGCAGTTTCAGAACTAGCATCTACTACACTTCCGTCTACTAGTGCTCCTTTACCAGCATCACCTGCTGCATAACCTCTAGGATCTGCTGCGGTAGTTGTGCTTCCTGTTGTTAATACTGTTACATTTCTAATATATGGTGAACGAGAAGTTGAAATGTATCCAGGGGCAAATGAAAATGCATACCCGGTATCGTTTATGCTGTCGTAATAAAAATCTTTAACTGTTAAATTTTCAACAGTTGTTTCGCCATTAAGTAAAAATGCATTATTAGACTGTGTTGCTAGTGTAGGTTTTACGGTAACAGAACGAATATCCTCGCCGGTTATTGTAACTCGTTCTGGAACAGTTATAGGAAATGTTTCTTCGTATGTGCCTGGATAAACAAAAATAATATCGCCGGGTTGTGCTACACTTGTTGCATGAGCAATAGTTGCAAAAGGACCATTAGGATGATCGCCTTCGTTCGCATCATCGCCGTTAGCAGCAACAAACCAACTGTTTTCCGGACGAAGTGCTAGATTAATTCCTTCCGATGTCGATAACGATGTCGACAGTAATTGTAAACCGTTAACTAGTTTTGTATATAAATTACTAAATCTTTTTGAGCTAGTGTCGCCTAAACTAACAGTATCGTCAACATCTGGTACAATATCTGATGTTATATCAGCATTAAGTTCAATAGCATCTGTGTTAGCATCACCAAAAGTAATATTGCCGTCAAAAGTAATGTTGCCCGAAGCATAAACACTGCCATCAACATAGGTATTTGAAAATATTTCAACTGTACCGTTTATAGGACCAGTTGCATCTGGTCGTATTTCAATGTTAGAACTCGATAATGATGAAATGATATTATCGTTAATATTAATAGAGTTTGTACTAACACTTGGTGCTTCTACGCGATCAGTTGCAGTAATGTTTAAACTGCCTAGTGCTGTTTCTATTTCAGCGTTTGTTATTGTAATATCGCTGTTAGTAAATTGTGTATCAACATACAAATTTTCTTGCAGTGTTGTACCGTTAACATCTAATTCGTAAGAAGGATTGGCTTTTTTAATACCAATGCGTAAATTGTTTACATCAACGTATACTAGGTCAGTTTCAAATGCTATATCAACGCCGTTGCGATCTAGTGTATCACGAGTTGCACCAACTCGTTTACCAAGCATTTGTCCTCGAATTTTACCTACAGCCATAATGAGTTCTCCAACAGTATTTATTGGATTTATTGTTTATTAAAAAATGAAGTTTATCGATCGAAGCCGTGTAGAATAGTTACTGGCTTACTAAATGGAACAGGAGTGTCAAACCTTACATATCGTCCTGCTGGATATATTGCTGCACTAGCATAAAATGCAGCACTAGGCGCACCTTCTGCTGGATTATTTATTCCGTCTAAATCAACTAAAGTATAGTTTGTTGCTGGTATTTGATAAACGTTTTCGACATATACCATGATATTTTGTGGTGTAGTTAAATCTGGAACTGGATGGCTAAAGTCACCGCTATCTAACGGACCAAAGTATTGCTCATTAGCATCACCTAACCAACCTGCACCACCTGCCGGTGGTTGCATTGTTATAGGTCCTGGCTCGTCAAAACGAACCCTTCTCCAGCCACTAGTAGTATAAAATTCAAATTCTTCAACACCCGAAGCATCATTCTGCCAGTCGGTGTTGTATCGAATCATACCAACTTCTACAGTGCTTGCGCCCGGACGTTGACCGTATGATCCTTTAGGAATCAACAAACTATTTGTAACTTCCATTACTACACGCTCGTCACGTGCAACAGATGCATCTAAATTGTCGCCGTCGACTATAACAGCTAAATTAGTATCTTTTACATTACGGAAATTAATTTGGCTTTGTTTAACAAATTTCATTAACTTACTCTCATCGAACTAACAGTTGAAGTTATTCTGTTATCTGCTGTTGTAGTAACAGCATGTACTTTATCACCCGTTGCTAGTACTAGTTTTTCTGTATCAAATGTAAATGTTTCACCTGCTGGTATAGATAAATCAACTATTACTTTATTTGCATCGATAACTGAACCTCCTGACGGAACGACATGAATTGTTAGTGTTTCGTCGTCTACAGAATAATTGCAAAACATTATACATGTAACCGCATGTTCTTGTTCGTCTGTTACTGCGGTGCCTGGGCAAGTAAAAATATCTACCCCAGTTGTGTTTACTAATGCATTTTGAATAGCCATCTATATTTCCTTAAAAAATCATACTGTACGCTAGTGCTTTTCTACGACTTACTAATTCGTCTCTTGTAGTTATGCTTTCTAACGTTGACTTAGTATTTACAAAGAAAATACCAGTTCCGCCGAATGCTTCGTCTTTAGCGTAAATTTTTGTTCCAATTGTTGTTTCAGGAGCTATAGAAACTGCCGGGTCTGAAACTACTGGAACTAATTTTAAATTATCGTTAACAGATACTGATCCTAAACCAGGACTAGTTAAAACTAAATCCTCATCTGTTGCTGTACATTCTACAGTAGAAGATGTTATTCTAATATCTTGAACTTCGTGATAAGTTGGATACCAAATTGCATTAGTTGTGCCATCTAGTTGAAGTTCTAAGTTTGACGTTCCGCCGTCACTTGTTGAATCGTGTATTTCTAATACTGAATCATATCTGTATGTTACACCGCCTATATTTTCCGAATCTTGGATTTTAAACGGTGGGCTAACGTTAAAGTATTCAGTTACATAATCTGTAACCGCTTTAATGTTTGGTATTGTGTCAGGATCTCTTGCTGGTAGACCAGGTGCCGTGTAATCAAGTACACGTTCTTCGTAGGCGCCGCAGCCTTTAACGGTGATAACTTCAGTTCCGTTATCTGCTCCTGAACGTGCTAAAAGATTTAGGTCTACTCCAGTATCAGTTACAATAGAATGAACCTTTATACCTAAATATCTATCGTCAACACGTTTAAATGTGAAAAGACCTTGTTCAGTTGTTGCTGTTGCAGGATCTCTCCAGTTTTCGTTTTCATCAAAAATAAACAAGACGTCAGGATGAGTAATTGAATTTCCGTTTAAACTTCTTTGTATTTGTAAACCAGATGTTTCTTCTGTAACACCTGTTGAACCTAACTCACCTTTGTTTAAAAGGATAATGTTATCCTCAATTTCCATGTTAGTAGTTTCAACGCTTGTGCTTTCGCCCAATACAGTTAAGTTACCAGAAACGACAACAGTTCCAACCTCTGTTCCGGTATTAAGATATATTGTACCGCCATTAGTAACAGATAGTTTATATAAATCGTCCTGTATGTTAACTAGTCTTGCCATCTAAAAAATCCTTAGTAATAAGTGGGGGATTGCTCCCCCACATTATTTGTGTGATTATGCATCACCTTCGAAGTCGTCAGCGTTAGTTAAACTTGCGTCATCACCTGCTTCTTCCATTTCAACTGTAGCGCCAGTGCCAATGAAGTCCCAGTTAATAACTCCGCCGTTATCCATTGTTACTTTGTGTGAAGAAATTTTAACAACTTGACGTGCTGTGCCGCCGTCATCGACAGTGATAGACATTTGTCCGGCTGTTAATGCTGCTGATGCTGCATCAGTTAGGAAACAATCAGCAGTAGCAGTACCGTCTGTGCAACGGAATTTTTTAGATCCTAATTGCTTAACAATCCAGCCGTTTACACTTGCTGTGCCGTTGTGAAATTGAACTTTGATTTCGTCACCGCCTGCTGTCGGTGTACCAAAATATCTTTTGTTAAGAGGTCTTCCCATTTGTTTTCTCCTTATATTTGACGTTCTAGGTCTACGCGGTGGGTTTCCGCATAAGTCCACCACTTATTAGGCGGCACACTTACTGTATAATAGACATATGTATTTAGCAGAAAATGAAAAAGGACTCCGAAGAGTCCTTTTTCACGTACCTTAATAAAGTAACTATTAGGTGAACGAAGTGTTCGAAATAGTAACAGTACCTAAGTAGTCAGCCGCATTACCTAGAGATGATGCTGTGTTAGTTAACTCAACATAACCGTATCTAGTCATGAACGAAACTACTGGTTCAAAAGTACTTGGATCTAGAACAACGCCACTACTCATTAATGGAATGTATGGGCAGTAGAACGCTGCTGCGTCTGATTCTGAAGAACCTTTGTAACCAATTAGTACGTTTGCATTGTCAGCAGCATATGTGTTAACATATACTTTCATTGCATTGTTTAAAGTACCAACCATCTTAGTGTTAGTTGGAGCTTCAAAAGTACCTTCTGTAGTACGTGCAAACGCAGAAGTAGTTGCAGACTGAAGAACTGTTAGTGCTAGAGGACTAACAACTGCCCAGTTACCTGCGCCACGACGTGTACGCTGTGCGATTACGTTAGATACTTTGTTCATTGCAACTGCTAATGCAGCATGCTCGTCACCGACGAATGTAGCAGTACCAGAAACAGCAGCTTGGTTATAAGCTACCTGGTTTGAAGTACCTGCTAGACTCATTAGAGATGCTAGGATCTCTTGGTCAATTTCAGCGGTAATTTCTTGTGCTAGAGCAGCCATAATTTCTGCTTCAACATCAATACCTTGCTGTGCTTGTGCGTCCTGTGCAGCTTCGAAAGTCCAGCGAGCTGATAACTTACGAGTTTTAGCTTCAACAGTTTGCTTCAAGATTTGGATGCTTAGTTTGTTACCAGCAGCACCTTCTAGTGCAGCAGTAGCAGCAGGCTTACCAGAGCCAGCAGCACCTGAGTAAGACTCAGCAATCTTGAATGGGCTTAGTGCCTCTTCACCAGCAGTAGCATCACCAGTACCTGCACCGTTTGTATCGCTGTAGCGAACACGTAGAGTATGGATCTGACCAACTGGACCAGTCATTGGCTGTACGCCAACTAATTCGTTTGCAATGACCGTAGGCATTACACGTCTAATCACTGGTAGGATTACACGGTTTAAAGTTGCGACGTTACCGGCAGAAGTAGCACCAGCTGTTGCAGACTCTGACAAGTACTTACGAGTGTTTTCTAAAGTGCTTGACATAACTGAACGCTTGGTACCTTGAAGGCCTTCTAATAGTGCCTCTTTCGTTTCTTGCCAGCGGCTTTCTAGTAGTTCTGACATAATTATCTCCTTATTTTAATCCAGCTAGGCGACGAATATCAATTACTTCCGCCTGGCTATTAGCACTACTAATGCTATTATCTTCTTTGTTGCCTGTTATTTCTTTAGCCTCTAATAAAGCCTTCTTCTTCTCCGGTGCGCTACCGTTTAGAACGGCTGGTAAGTACTTGTCAAAACTACTACGTAGTTTTGCAGTTTGCACACTTTCTAGTAACTCGTTCATAATTTCCTTTTGATCGGTTGATAAAGGACCTAAAAGTTCGCCCATTACTTCTTTACGAGTTGCTAGTTCACTTGCACGAGCAATTTCTTGCTCCTTGCTTTCTACTAGTTTCGCTTTTTCAGTAACTGCTGCGCGAGCTTCTGCGAGTTGTGATTCTTTTTCTGCAATAACTTTTAACAGTTTACTAGTTTCTGATTTCTCATTAAGTAGACTGGTTTGGTATTCTGCAGTAAATGCTTCAAAGATTCTACGACCAAAGTCATTTGCACGAGCTTGATCAATATCTTCTTTAAGTTGAGCAATTTCTTTGTTAAGTTCTTTGTTAACAACATTTTCAACAAGTTCTGCTGAAGTTTTAACAAACTTACTCTTAAGAGTTGCAAATTGTGACTTCGCTTCTTTGATAAGACGTACTTTAGTCTCTGCTAAGTCCTTCTTATCTTCATAGAAGTCTGCGATTTCTTTAGCCAAAGCTTCTACTACAAACTCTTCTAATTTCGCAAAGTTTTCCGCCATAATTTTTTGATCTTCGTGTAGTTCACTAATTTCGTTAGCTAGTGACTTAACAACGAACTCATTAAGTTTACTTGAGTGTTCACGGATTGCAACAGCATATTTTGCTTTTGCTTCTGCTAATTGAGCACGATCTTCAGTGAACTCGTTAATTTCAGCAGTTAAACGATCAGTGATCATTTGTTCTACTGCTTCAATCATTACACCTTTATCGTGTTCATACTTCTTTGCAAATTCTTCACGTAATTGTTGTGTAGCTTCTTCACGATTCTCTTGGATTTTTGCATTCCAAGCAGACTCGATGTCAGCTCTGATCTCCTCGGAAATCACGTTGTTTTCGAATAAAGATTTTAGTGCATCCAACATATGTGATTCTCCTTTGTTATTGGAGTCCGCCTATAATTTTTAATAGGCTTTCTTTTAAATACTTCTGTGCCTTAGTATCGCCTTGTAATTCTCTTGCTGTTAATAATGCCTTGTATCCACCTGTTGTGTTCATTAAATGCTCGTAAATTGGCGTTGGGTATGCACCTGGCGCACTTGGTTGAGCTACTACATCAACAGTGATAATTTCAAATCCACTTACATCGCCGCCACCGCCGACTTCACCGCTACCTCTTGAGCTGACGCCAAGTTTGACGCCGCTCTCGAGCATAGTTTTTACTAGTGAACCCATTGGGGTTGGTAATATTTTTAATTTTCCATATCCATTTGGGCCATCCATCCACATTTCTGTGATCATATGGCTTACTCTGTCTAAATTAATTTTTAAGTCATCTGGATGATCTACTTCGCCTAAAACTGAATATCCACCGGTAATTTGGTCGTTTAGTGTTTTGACAGCCCTATCAATCTCGTGAACAGGATACACACGCTGGTTAGCGTTGCGAATGCCGCCTTGAATACAAATACCTTTCATGTAAAGGTTTTTGCCATTTTCGCCATCCGTTTCCACGACCATTCTGGCTTGGTCAAATGTTAAGTTTTCGCGTAAGTAAGAATTCATCTTTTATTAAGCACCTACAGTACTTTTAGTGTTTGCACCGTCGTCGCCGCCTGCTGGTTTCTTAGCGTTTGACATTGACTTCGCTGCGTTTCCGCCTGGTACGTTAACGTTCCCTGCAGAATCCTCTTTTGTTGAAGGAGCTGAACGACCTTTCTCTTCACTGCTTCCTTTAACAATATTAGCTGAAGTACCGCCCATGTCGTTCTTACCTGCTACAGCAGACTTAGTGTTTGCACCGTTGTCGCCCATCTTAGCAGATACCTTTTGAGTGTACTCCATTACCATTTCGTCATCACCGAACATTTCAGCAGCCATTTCTTCTTCGCCGCCTTCTTCTTCTGCGCCCATGTCCATTTCCATGTCGCCTTCTTCTTCACCAGCATCCTGGCCTGCCATCATTTGTTCAAATTCAGCAGTTAAAGCATCGATAATGTCTTGTTTCATAAGATCTAGGTCACCTTTAGTAACTTCGTCGTCGTCTTCACCTTCAACTTCGTCACCTTCGTCGCCTTCTTCATCTTCATCTGAACCGTCTAGATCGTCTAACATGTCGTCAGCTTCTTCATCTGAAACTTCTTCAGTTACTTCTTCGTCGTCTTCTTCATCTACTTCTTCGTCAATTTCCATATCGTCGTCAAGTAGATTTTCATAAATCTCGCGAGATTTTGCTACCACTAGTTCGTGGAACAGTTCCTCGGCTTTAGTTTTGTCTTCGTTAATTAGAAATTCAAGCATTTGCTCGAACTTTGCGCGATCTGCTGCCATGTTATTCTCCTATTCTATAAAAAAGTTGTGGTCAGACCACAACTAAGGCTGTCAGTATTATTTAATACGATTGTAAAAAAACCGGTCGAAACCGGTTCAAAACGAATCATTTTGATGATATATTTATGCCGCAGGCGGTGGAGCAGCGTACATTCGGGATATAAACTCTAATTCTGCTTCTTCTTCTTTAATATGTGAGTCGCTTGCACGTCTTAATTCATTAATTTGTTTTAAGGTTAAACGTGTTTTACGTGTGTCATCAATATCGAGCGCAGAAGTATCGTTGCCTGCTAGATATTTGTCGTCTTGCTCAACTTCAGTAGTTTCTTTATTAAAATAAAATAATTCCATTAAGTTCATAATAATATTTATCCTGCCGGTGGTGGTGCTTCAGAAGCTAGTGCTCCTTCCGGAGCCGGAGCGGCTTCGCCGCCTTCTGGCGCCATGCCTTCTGGTGCTTCTTCTTCGCCGCTCATTGCGCCTGCGTCAGCAGCAATACCTGTAGGACTAATACCTGCTGTTCTTAGTTCAGCGGCTGCGTCAGAAGTAATTGCTTTGCCCATGCCGCTTTCTTCTTTCCACATGCGTTCGTTTTCTGCTACATCTTCGTCTGTCATTCCTAAGAATCGTTTTAGTGCAAAACGTTTAGATATAAATGGCAGTGCAACTATTTGAGAGAATGTACCAATACGCTGATTATCTAATTCCGCTTGACGATATGCTGCAAAGTTTTGCGGGCTTTGGAACTTTAATTCAAACAAACTAAAGTCAATGTTTACGCCTTTGTTGTGTAAGAATAATTTAAATTCTTGGTCAAATGTTCCTACCATTAGCGTTTGCAAACGCTCACAGTACTTGTTAAAACGTAATTCTTGAATGTATGCAGTACCGACTCTGCCATCGTTGAATGCTGCTTGGCTATCGTCTGCACCTGTCGGCAAATAAGAACTTGGAATACGTAACGCTCTCATCAACTTGTTAGTAAAGTATTTCAAGTCATCAATTTCACCTAGGTTAGTACCGCCAGGTAGCGTTTCAACTTTACTTCCACGTCCTTCAGCAGTTTGTGGGAAGAAGTAATCTTCGTTAATTGAAAGAGGATTGTATGCACTGTCAATTGCGCTGCCGCCGCCAGTAGCACTAGGAATTCTACGCTGGTGAATTTCATTCTTAACACGCTCAACAAAGCCCATTGCTAAGTGGCTTGGCATGTTACCTACATCAATATAGAACACTCTACGTTCTGGAGCACGTTGTACACGATAGATAATAATAGCATCTTCAAGCAATTCTTTTTGCTTGTAAACTTTGAAAACTGATTCTAATAATGAATTACCAAAAGGATAATTGTTATCTAAACCTTCACTTAAACTTAAATGAACTACATGATTAGCGTCAATTGCTAATTCGTTTTCTCCTTGGCTAAATCGTGAACCAGTTTGCTGAGGATAGTTACCAGTCATACCTCTAGCACCACTGCCGCCCTGTGTATAAGCAGCACCGCCCGGTGTAACATTGCTTGTATTAGGATTAATTTGAGTAACAACTAGATCCATTAAGTTAACGTTTAAATCACGTATAACATACTGCTCTGGCTTTTTGCCTTCACTTTCGTTAACAATAATTTTAACTACTTTGCCTGGATCAATATAATGCCATTTCTGTGTTTCAGGATCTCTAGCAAAGAAACCGTCGCCGTATTTGTATAAATTACGTGCTATACGGAACATGCGTTGGTCAAGTTTTTGCAGTCTTGACCACTGTTGTAAGTATTCTTTTAGAATTTTAACTTCGGAATTTGTTGCTTTATTCTTAAAAAATAAATTAAACGGTGTGCCGTTTTCTTTATTCTTTTGTGTACAAAATTCTGCTAGAATGTCAAGAGCAGCGTTTACTTCTGAATCCATGTCCATTGTATCGTACTGCATATAACGCTCAATACGATTAGGCGAACCAGTGTAGACATCTGGTAAGTATGATGAATAATTTGTACGAGCTGGACCGGCTTTACCGCCAATACCTGATATTGGACTAATATTTCCGCTTGATTGATTTACCTTAACTGGTGAAAAGTGTCTTTTCCAACTCATTACATTAATTTCCTAAATATAGTATACATTCTTTTGTATTTTTGTCAACCTTTTTTGGTAATCTTTATCCCATTAAACTTTCTTTAGACGCTTTAAGTATCTTGCCTTGGTAACGGTTTGACTGGTCTTGTTTATTAAGTAATGCGGCTAACTGTGTATTTAACTGATTTATACCGGCTACCATTTCGTCATTGGCTGTTCCACCTGTTATGCCTTTTGTCGATTCAGCAACTGCTTCTTTACCTTTCGACTCTTCAGTGCTAACAGTGGTAGATGGAAGCAATTTAGATGACATATCCGTCATCGCTGTTTGTAATGTTTTCATCGACGGTCCGTCAAAGTCTTTAAATCCACTACTTGCAGTTTGTATTATATTTTCGCTATTAGAGCCAGGTGTCTTTAATGAAACGTCTTTAGTGGTTGGAGTAGCAGGTGCACTTGATTGTTTGTCGTTCGATTTTAACTTTTCGTCGTTTAAAATATTGTTTATACTCTCAACCGGATTAGGTGTAGGAGTAGTAGCAGGAGTTGTTTCTTCTTTTGGTTTTTCTTTAAATTCTTCCGGCAAGTCTCCAGATATTAACATGTCGCCAACACTTAGTAAGTCTGTAAACAATCCTGGTACGCCAGTAATTAAGTCTGTTGCAGTTTCCTGAGGTTTATCAAACATATTAGAACGAGTTTCTCTAGCTGCTTCAGCCATTTGTCTTACAGTATTAGCACGAGCTATATCACGTTCTTCAGCTGTCTTAGCTGCATCTTCTGGCTTAACTTCTGGTTCACTTGGTACACGAGCTGCTTTTATTTCAGCAATTTTTGCTTTAATAATGTTAGGTATTTCTTCTAAAGACTGTGTGCCTTCAATCAAACCTCCGGTGGAATCTCTAATTGCCTTTAAAAACTCTACTAGTGGTCCAATACCTTCTTGCGCAATATCGTTAGCACCTTCAAATGCTGTTGCTAATGCTTTGCTTACTTCGGTTGCTCTTAAAAAGAATCCTTCAGCAGTATCGGGTATACCTGTTTGTATCATACCTTTAGCAAATTCATTCTGAGTATCAAGTGCCGCTTTTTGTGCTAGTAACGTTTTACGTTGACTTTCGGCTACGTTTTGTGCGTAAATTTCATTTTGTTCCATTTGGGCTTTGCCCATCTGTCCTGCTGTACCAGCCAATGCTGTTGAATATGCTTGGAAAGACTTAGGAGTCATAACACCCAATGACATAGTTGATGCTGTAAAGTCTCTTTCAGCATCGGTCATATTTGATGCTGCTTCGCCCATTTTTGCAAACGCTGCTTCGGATGCTTGTGCGCCACCTTCAACACCGTTGTATAACATTTTTGCAGCACCTGTAAAGTCTGCGCCAGCTTGATTGCCTGCTAGTACAAGCATTTGTGCTTCTTTTGTTAATGCTTTACCTCCAGACGCAACTAGGTCTTGGAAACCTTTTGCTAGATTTCCTGTCGGATCCATTTGTTTTAACTGTTCAATTTTAGCATTAAACGCTGTGCGTTCTTCAACACTCATTTTTTGTGTTGCTAAACGAAGTCTAGCATCTCTAGCTGCTGCTTTATTTGCTTCGTCAATTTGTTTTCTGTTAAGACCGGTAGCCTTTGACATTCTATCAAGTTCAATGTTATATTGAGCCGAACCTCGAATCATCTTGTCCAGACCGTCGTCTGTCATGTTTAGAGTAGCACCAGTTAATGCCATTTGCTCCATATAACTTGCTTGATTAGCAGTTATGTCTTCAACACTGTAACCTAATTCTAACAGTTTCTTTGAATGTTTTGCTTGCACATCAGACGATGCAGCAACTAACACATTTGCACCCATAGTAGTTGTGCCAAATGTTGCTAGTGCTACTGAACTGTCGTCAATTGCTTTTGCTAATGCACGTTGAGTAGTGCCTGCTTCAGCAGTTTGTAGGCGCATTTCCCAAATTGAGCCACCAAAGTCTGTACCAGCTGCTGAAAGTTGTCTAAATGATTCAGCTTGATCGTCAATTGGTCCAGCCATCGCCGACATTGTTTCTTGCGCACCTTTGCCAAGAACTTGACCGAATGCATCAACAAAATTTCCTAACTTAGGTATCGAATCCTTTAAGTATCTAGATGCTGCAGATATTGCACTACCAAACGGATCCATCATTGCTTTGTATCTTGCAGTAAGTCCAGCATCTGACCCTGACGTTTTTCCGCTTTGAGAGCCGCCAATTGCTCCGCTGCGTAAAAGTGTAGTTAGATTTTCCAGTGTAATGTTTAACTGATCAACTGATTCTTGTGATAATTCGGCCATAAGTTATATTTTATCCATTAAGTGCGTATATAAATACATTATCAATATCCTATACATTATTTAGTTGGAGATAAACCATGGAAAATGAAGCACCAAATACTGCTGTTAATCCGTTACAAAAGTACTTTAGACAGCCAAAAATTTACTTAAAACTACCTAGTTCAGGTAACTTTTACCCCGAAGGAACGTTAATTAAAACAGAAAATAATGAATATCCTGTATACGCAATGACTGCTAGAGACGAAATTATGATCAAAACTCCGGATGCATTGTTAAATGGCGAAGCAACAGTTAGTGTTATTCAAAGTTGTATACCAAATATTAAAAATGCCTGGCAAATTCCAACTATTGACATGGATGCAATATTGATTGCTATTAGAATTGCAACTTATGGTGAAATGTTAGATCTAGATGTTATTATTCCTAATACAGAAATAGCAAAAACCTATCAAGCTGATCTAAGAGAAACACTAGATCGCATTATAGACGGTGTATACGATTCAGAATTAGTAATAAATGACGATTTAACGATAATTTTAGCACCGTTAAGTTATGCAGTATACTCTAAAAGTGCGTTATCAACACTAGAACAACAACGTATATTTTCCGCAGTAAACACAAGAGAGTCTGTTAGTGATCCAGAAAGATTAAACATGTTTAATCAAAGTTTTAAAAAGTTAACTGAAATTACATTTGCTATGATATCTGATACTGTTGTTAAAATTAAACTGTCAGATGGTACTGAAGTAACTAATAAAGACCACATTGCAGAATTTTTAAACAATGCTGATAAAGAAATATTTAAGAAAATATCACAACACTTAGAAAAACAGAAACAGCACTTTGAAGTACCACCGTTTAAGGTTGCAGCAACTGAAGAAGAAATAGCCAACGGTGCTCCAGAGACGTTTAATGTTCCTATAGTGTTGGATACTTCAACTTTTTTCGTACAAGGCTCTTCAGTTTAACTCTCGAGGAAGCACTCGAAGAAGTTAAAAAACTAGATAAAGAAGTTAAGTCCTTAAGAACAGAAATATTTCAAATGACATGGTATATGCGTGGCGCTATTTCTGTAGATGATGGGTTTGCTATGTGTTATGAAGATCGCAAGATAATAGCAGATATTATCAAAGATAATTTAGAAACTACTAAGAAATCAGGATTACCATTCTTTTAATCCTATGTGATGTACTTCGTACATCAGTTCATCGCTATCGCTCGAACTAACTATCTTTTTTTAAAAATATTATTAATATACTCGCTGCGAAGCAGTTCTAGTATTATTCAGATAGTATGGTCACAATTAGCCCGTTGCCGGGCCATAGAGTGTTCTGAGCATTATTCGAGTAGCACAGTCACAATAGCATTAGATCTATAAGGTTGTAAAATGTACAAAATATTTCACAAAAAGATAATATTTTTTGTACATTGTACAATATTTTTAACATTTTCTTTGAAAGTTTAATGTTTTCTTGTATATTGTACAAACCTAGCGTAGGCGGTTATCCGGTACCTACTCAATCCGTCTAAGTATCTTACGTACAACGGCAGTTTACTAAACAAATGCTATCCTGCATAGTAAACCTGGGAAAGTTATTCCCTCTTTTAGCCTTTTAAAAATTCTTTTCTGACAGCAAAACCGGTTCTATGAAGGCATATCCGATCGTCGTCCTGTTAAGGATAGTTGCTGAAATCGTTGCTACCAACCAACTTCCGTACCCTCTCACATCAGAAGGGATTTAGGGCACCATAACTACGCCGGTGCAGGCTTATTTGGTAGT